GATATAATGTATTTAAGAAGATATGGCATAGATAAACAAGCCTCTATAGAAATATCTAATGCTAATTGGGAAAAGTCTGATAGTGGTATGTATTTAGCTAATACTGAAAAATGGACTACTTCACAAGAAACATTAGATAAGTTTAGAGTAGCAATAAACTCAGGTGTAGGTAATACTGTTGTTATGGGTACACCTGCAGACAAACCTATTATTGCGGATGGAGTAGCTTACATACCATCATGGATAGGTAAAAAGTTTGGTATGAAAGAAGATGCTAGATATAGAGGATATAGCAGAATAGAAACTGGTTTAGCAGGATTGCCATTTCAATTTTGGTCATATAGCTTTGCTGCTGCAAATAAAATTACTGCAGCAATGGCAACAGGACAGGCAAAAAATAGAGCTATAGCAGCAATAACAGCTATGGGTCTTGGTTATATGTCATTGTCAATTAAGTATGATTTAGCAGGAACAAGTTATATTTGGGATAAAATGTCCATTGAAGATAAGATGGCCAGATCTTTTGATTCATCAGGTTTAGGTGCTATGTATAGTGATTTATTTTATACAAGTATGCAGACATCTTTAGCTTTAGGTGGCCCTGATATATCTATGGGATTACTTCAGCCAAAATTTCCACAAGAAAAAAGTTACGTTGATGCATTTACTGGAATAGGTGGTGCAGGGCCAAGTATAGGTTATGATTTGGCAGAAGGAGCTTATAAATTTGCAGTAGATGGTGATATGAATGGAGCCTCACAATTCATAAAAAACTTGCCTTATATGCGATTATGGTTTATTCGTGATGAGATGAATCAATTAGGTCGTATGCTGCAGGATACAGATGAGGGTGACATAAATAGAATTTTAAGGAATAGATTCTAATGACTATAGCATTAAGTGACAACACACCACGAGTAAGTTATACAGTTGCATCAGGTATAACCCAAACAACATTTACAGTAAACTTTGAGTTTTTTGATGATTCAGATTTAAACTTTTATGTTGATGGTACTCTTAAAACATTAGCTACACATTACACAGTAACAGGTGGCAGTGGTTCTACAGGTACTATTACGACTACAGCAGGTAATGAAGTTGTAGGTATAGCAGGTGGTTCAACAGTAACAATTACAAGAGATGTAGAGCTTTCAAGAGTTACTGACTTTCCATCATCAGGTGCATTTGAAGTTGCTAAACTTAATACAGAGTTAGATAGATTTACTGCTATAGCTTCAGATTTAAATGATGGTGTTAATAGAGCAATAAGGATGCCTGATTCTGATCCAGTGCTAAATGTAGAATTACCAAGTGCTACTGCTCGTGCAGATAAAATATTTAAGTTTGATACTGAAGGAAATATTGAGGCAGTATCTGCAAATGAATTAATTTCTAATACTGTTATTGGTGCAAACTATACTAATAACACATTTATAGGTGATGGCAGTACTGTAGCCTACACTACTACAGTGGCAGCAGGTTCAAAAAATAACTGTCAAATTTATATTGATGGTGTGTATCAAGAAAAATCAACATTTAGTATTAGCACAACAACTCTTACATTTACAGAAGCACCACCATTAAACTCATCTATAGAAGTCATTATTGGTAATGCTATAAATACAGCAGACAGCGAAAGTGCTAATGTAAACTACAACCAAGGCGGCACTGGTGCACAAACACGCACAGTACAAAACAAGCTACAAGAGTTTGTGTCCGTCAAAGATTTTGGTGCTGTTGGCGATGGTGTAGTAGATGACACTGCGGCTATTCAAGCTGCGATTAATGCTACGGTTGCTCAAGGTGGAGGTACTGTTTATTTTTCAGCAGGCACATATAAAGTAACTTCGGTTATAACAACGCCAACATCGAGAAACGACAACAAAGATGATGGTAGTGTATTGCGTTTGCATGGTGATTCAGGTGGCACATGGCTTACCAGAGACAACATTGCGATGCCAGACTATGATGATGATCTTGCATCCTTTAAGGTAAGACATGACAGTGCAATCTTAGCTATTCGTGGCGGTAACCTTACTCTACGTGACATAAACTTTGAAAAAGCTGCGATTGGCATCTATATTGGTGATGATCCAGATCGTACTGATGTTGACTTTGCAACTATGACACCGCTTGCTGATTTAGCGGCTCAATCATTTAATCACATAGAAAACATCAAGGTTCATAACTGTGGCTGTGCTGTCTTTATGGAGAGCACTCATGGCATTTATTACAACACATTCCAAACGTGGCATCTTAAGCAATGTAATGTTGGCATTGCTACTCGAAATGCAACTGGTGCAACTGCAAAAGTAAATAGAAATACGTTTATTAACATTAGGGCAAATCGTTGTCCGATTGGTTTTTTGTTTGAGGACTTTAACACCAATGCCTTAATGGGAGTTCACACTGAAGCATGTAAAATAGGAGCAACAAATCTTAATGCTGCGTTGAACAATACAGATGCACTTACTCCAACAGGTATTTCGTTTGATAGCTTAATTACGAGCAATGGCTGCGGTATAATTATGCTTTCTGAAAAGAATGAGTTCTTTGGCTGTCAATCAGAAAGCAATATTTACGATCTGTATATTCACACAAGTGGTGCAACTAACAACGGCTTTCATGGTTGTTTTTTTGATGACCTTAACGACAAAGTTTGGAACGCAGCTCAAGCAAGATATTATCTGAGCCGTAATGTGACTAAAATACAGACTATATATTACAGAACAAATGCTGCGTCTGCACAAGAGATTGCACAAGGATGGAGTGGCCCTGCATCTACTCAGGTTCAAATCGATCAGGCTAAATTAACCAATCTATCTGTTACAGATAATGGTGATGCTGACGTAGCCTTAACTGTAGATCGTGCATCACAAGGTGATACGATTGAGGTTAAAGAAGATGGCACTAAACGTGGTGTCATTGGTGTTAAAGGCGATGAATTTTACTTCTCTGCAAGTGCAGGTGCAGGATTAAGGGCAGGTGCTAGTTCTATTGTCCCAACAGATGATGACGGTGACAAAGCCGATAATTCGGTTTCATTAGGATTGGGTGCATATCGTTACTCAGTTGTTTTTGCTGCAACAGGCACAATCAACACTTCAGATCAAAATGAAAAGCAACAGATTGCAGATTTGTCTGCCTCAGAATTGGCAGTAGCTACAGCAATCAAAGGTCTTATTAAGAAGTTTAAGTTTAATGATGCAGTTACGGCAAAGGGTGACAATGCTCGTATCCACGTTGGTGTAATTGCACAGGATGTTGAAGCTGCATTTACGGCTCAAGGCTTAGATGCTTCTGATTATGGTATCTTCTGTGAGGACACTTGGACTGATGAAGATGGCAACCAACAAACACGAAAAGGTGTGCGTTACGAAGAACTGTTTGCCTTTGTAATCGCAGCACTGTGAGGAGATTGATATGACTATTAAGAAACACGGCGGCATATTTGGTAGAAACCCAACATTCAATGATGTTAATGTTGATGGAGACCTTACTGTTTCTGGCAATCTGAGTGCTAACATTGAGGCAACGACTGTAACTGCTGACAGCACAGTTCCTCTTACAGTAAACCGCACTGGCTCTCAGGGCGATACAATTCAGATTGAGGATGATGGTACAAAGATCGGCACAGTCGGCGTTAAAGGTGGGGCTTTATTCTTAGCTGATGTTTCTGGAACTGGTTTGCGATTTGAGAGCAATGGTATTGTTATGACAGATGGCGATGGTGATAAAATTGCCGCAAGTTATTCACTTGGGCTTGGGGCTTATCCAATAGGAAGTATATTCCTAGGTTCTGGTCATGGCATTTATATGGATGGCAATAATGGATTAGCCAATTTTTTCGATGACTATGAAGAGGGGACGTGGACTCCAACCCTCACGACTAATGGCACAGACTTTGATAGTGTTACATACGACTCAGTTACAGAAGGTTCGTACACAAAAGTTGGCAACACTGTTTATTTCTCGCTTGCGCTAAGGACTGACGCTGTTACGGTTGGCAGTGCGTCAGGCGCTGTTGCTATTGGTGGGCTGCCGTTCACCTCCCTCGCCAGTTCGTCGGCTTCTGTTAGCCAGTCTGAAGCATGGGCCGGTGAAGAGCCGATTGCCGCTTTTGTTTTAGGAAGCTCAACTATTGTGCGTTTGTTGTACAGAGCGTCTGTTTCTGGGAACACAGCAAACACAGCAGTTGCCGATGTTGGGACAGGCGCAAATGGCAATGAAATAAAAATTTCTGGATTTTACTTTGTTTAACGGAGCAATCAAATGGCATTAACTAAAGCAAAAAACAGAATGATTGATTTGGGGTATGTCAACATTCGAGACTTTGGAGCAGTTGGCGATGGCTCTACTGATGACACCTCTGCAATTCAAGCAGCAATAGACTACACAGAGGGTCTAGGTGCTTTTAATCGTAAAGTTGTTTTCCTTCCTGTAGGTAATTATGCAATCACAGAGCTTACATGGAAAACCCAAGTGTCTTTACTGGGTGAAGATTGGCGTAATACGCGATTAACTGGCACTGGTGGCTCTGGCAGCAAGATGATTAAAGCCCAGTCTGGAGCCGCACTTGGTGGAGCTATACAAAGCATTGAGAATATTTCATTCATTCCGTCTGGAACACAAGCAGTAGATGGCATTAACTTAACCGATGCAACAAATGTTAATGGCTGTCATTTTGATAAACTATGGTTTAACAACTGCGACACAGCAATCACCATTGGAAGTGTATCTGGAGGCTCAGGCTTTGGTGATTTATGGTTCGGTAAAATAGTTGTTGAGCTTTCAAACAATGCTATATGGCTTGAGAATGGCGATGATGTTCATTTTGCTGATTTGTTATCATTCAAAAATGATGCCTATGCTTTGTATTTAGATGATGTATTAGATTTTCAACTAAGCCGCTTTAGGTGTACCGAAACAGGAGGCGTTAATTCTTCTCAGTATGCTAATCGCATTGCTAATAGTAGCCGAATTAATATTAACTCATCTCAAATATCACAGCTAGTATCTTCTGATAGAGCTTCTGGAAGGCTATTTTTAATAACTAGCTCAACAGACATCAATGTATCTAATTTTGATTGGCAGGGTGCAAATGGAGCATCAACAGATACATCTCGTGGTTTAGTTATATCTGGAACGTGTGACAATTTATCTTTTGTGAATGGACAGATTTCAAACATTATTGAAGCGGATGATGGGCATGGTGTTCAGATAGGCAACGGCACTGACTCTGTTACTAGGTGTAAGTTTGTTAATGTTCATACCGACACAACAGGTGGCTCAGGATTCAAGCAGAACAACTCTGCTGATGTTGAGTTGATTTCTTGTACATCAAACAATGCAATGACAGGTTCCGTAGCCGTAACTAGGTCTGGATTTGATTTACGTTCTAATGGCAAAACGATTGTCATTGGAGGCCGAGTTACTGGAACTAATCTGACAGCAGGACACGGAATTAACTGTAGCTCAGATAGCAACAAAAAAATAATTGGTGCGATTGCAGGAGATGGTATTACAGCAACAGGAGCAACAAGAGTTTTTGTTGATAACTGTGATACGCAAGGCAATGGTAATCTTGCACAAGTTGTTACCTCTACTATTAATCCTGGAACTATTGCTTCAGGTGATACTTACTCAACAACAGTTACCCTTACAGGAGCAACGCTTAGTGATTTTGTTGAATGGGGATCAGGTACAACTACGATTGATGATCTAAATTGTACTGTTAGAGTTGGCGCTACAGACACGATTGATGTTCAACTTCATAACCCAACTGGAGGGGGTATTACACCGGCTTCCTCTTCTTGGACGTTTAAATTGAAAAAGTTATCATAGGAGACAAAGATGGCACTGCAAAAAACAACGCAACATAATAGTGGAATTGAAGCTGTTAATGCTTATTGGAAAATTGTAAGCATTTCTGGAAATAAAGATTCTTTATTGGTTCAACTCAATGCTTATAAAGACGAAAATTCATCTAGCGATGGCGTTATTAATTCGGTTGAGTTTTCATTTCAACCTGAATTGAATACAACCAACTTTATTGAGCAAGCATACAATCAAGCCAAAACGATGCCTGAGTTTGCAGATGCAACAGACGTTTAATACGCTATGAGCGTGGACAGTCCAACCAAAGGAGATAAAATATGGCACTGACTAAGACAACAATAAACGACAAGATAGAAGTAATTAATAAGGGTGATTGGTCTTGCGTACAGGTAAGAACAGCTACTATTATTAGTGAAGATGGCACAGAGATAAGCCGTAACTTTCATAGACATGTAGTTATGCCTGATGCTGATCTTACAGCAGAAGATGCAGATGTTTCTGCAATCTGCACACCAGTATTTACAGATGCAGTAAAAGCTGCTTATGCAGCGGCACAAGCGGAGTAAGTTAAATGGTTAAAGCAAGTGATGTAAAGGCACAGATAGACACACATGAAGCAGTGTGTGCTGAGAGATGGAAAGAAACTATCTTACGCATCAAACGCATTGAACACATTATGATTGGTACAGCAGGTACTATGATTGTTATGATGGTAGGCTTATTACTGAGGTGACACTATGCTTGAAATGCTAGTGGTCGCTAACAGTGCTTTTGCAATTATTAAACAGACCATTCAAAATGGTCGAGAACTATCTTCAGCAGGTGCAGCAATCTCCAAGTTTGTTAGTGCCGAAGAACAACTCAAACAAGATTTACACAAAAAAAAGAACAGTATTTGGACTAACTTTCTAGGCAAGGAAGACAATGACCTAGAAGAGTTTATGGCTTTGGAAGAGATTCGAGTTAAGAACGAACAGCTCCGAGAGTTTATGCAGCTATACGGCAGAGCAGGTTTGTACAATGACTATGTATCTTACTGTGCTGATGCACGCAAAGCTAGAAGAGAAAAGATAAAAGAAACAGTAATGAAAGTTGTACTAGCTATACTTATTACTGCTTTATTATCAGGTGTTGTTACAGTACTAGCAATCATAGCCAAAAAGAAAGGTATCATATGACAGCTTTCCTACTTGCTTGCACATTAAATGGTATTGTTAATGGTGGTATATATTTTAAGAATGTTAATGTGTGTATACATTACAAAGATGTATTAGATAACCAAACATTTATGAAAGGTGATGAGCCACAGACATATGAGTGTATATGTAAACTTGTACCTTTTGTAGATACAGATAAAGTGAGGGTTTACTAATGGTTACAGTTGAGCAGTTTCTGAAGTGGAAAATACTACCTAGATGTATGATGCTTGCTAGTACAGTCATGTCATGGAGATGTGCTGAATGGTTTATGGATTTAGATGCACCAACAGCAGCACAGTCAGCCTTTGTATCTGTAGTCATGGGTGTAATGACAGGTGTCTTTGGTATATGGATGGGACATGAACACAAAGGAGACAAGTAATGTTAACTGCATTGATAGGGCCAGTAAGTAACTTACTCGGTAAGTTCATAGAAGACAAAGACATGAAGAATAAGTTGGCACATGAGGTGGCAACTATGGCTGAGAATCATGCACAAGAACTAGCTAAAGGTCAGCTTGAAATCAACAAAGCAGAGGCACAACATAAGTCAATCTTTGTTGCAGGGTGGAGGCCATTCATAGGTTGGACTTGTGGTGTAGCACTATGTTGGCATTTTGTATTAGCTCCCATAACAATATTCTTGTGTGCTTATATTGGAGTTGCTATACCTGAGTTACCTACATTTGACATGGGATCATTGATGACAGTGTTGATGGGTATGTTAGGTTTAGGTGGACTTAGAACATATGAAAAACAAAAGGGATTGACGAAATGAATATGGAGGAATTTAAAAAAGAAATCATGGAAGATGAAGGTGTTAAGCACGAAGTCTATCTTGATCACTTAGGACTACCTACTATGGGAGTAGGACATCTTATTACAGAATGGGATGAGGAATATGAAAAGCCTGTGGGTACTCTTGTATCTGAAGAGCGAGTAGAGAATTGTTTGAAGCAAGACATACACGTTACCATTGATGAATGCAAAAAACTTTACGAAGACTTTGATGTACTACCAGTAGATGTGCAACATATCATTGCCAACATGATGTTTAATATGGGCAGACCAAGACTATCCAAATTTAAAAACATGAAAAAAGCAGTAGATCAACGTGATTGGTTTGAAGCTGCATACGAAATGACTAACTCTAGGTGGTATAAACAAGTGCCAAACAGAGCAGGTCGTTTAGTGGTACGTATGCAAAACGTTAAGACATAGAATAACTTTCGTAACCGAAAGTCATTCAAACCTACGATGTCTATACAGATAATTATCATTGGTCTTTATGTTTTGTGAAGACCAATCTTCTTTTTCTATTTCAATTTTTTTATTACGCTTTTGCAATTCAACAAATACTTTTTTTAATTCTGCATTGCCTTGTCTTCTATCGCCTTTGCATTCCGGACATAGCTTACCAAACTGATACTTGCTCATCTCTATGTTAATGCCACAGTCCTCGCATTGACTATTGTTTCTTATTGGGCCTGCTGTTTTCATTATTATCTCCTTTTAATTTCTTCTCTATAAGATAGTTAAGATTATATCTTACAGAATATATTATATTTAACTCAGCTTTTTCTCCTTCTCTAGCTAATAATTTTTTATTTAATGTTTTAGTTTCTCTAAGAATCTCTGCATATTCTTTAACAAGTCCGAAGTATTTAGCTACGGACAAGTTAAGAATCTTTGCTTCAGCTAATTCTGATCTACCATTATAGGTTACTCTATCAATCATTAGAATGGAACTTCGTCTGTAAACTCTTCAACACTAGCAGTGCCCTGTTTGATAGCTTGATACTGATTAGAGCCACCAGTGAAGCTCTGAGAGCCTTGAGTGGATGTTTTATCGCTTACCTTTGCATCCATATAATCATTGCCTGCTTGTGATGTGGCAAACCATATAGCCAAACGTCTTTCTTCATAGTCACCTGACAGATGTGGTGCTTTAGGATTTTGACTATCGTTCTCAAACAACACACCAACTTTTTTGTATACCTCACGTATAACTTTACCGGATGGTAGTGTTGCTTTGACAATGACATGATACTCTTCAGCACCATTATTGTTTAGCTTGCCTTGTCCTACAAGAACATTGTTCTCACGAGGTGCAAAGAATGCACCTCTATCTGTATCGTCATATTGCTGATCCATTAGAAACTCCTACTTGATTTATGGTTAGATGTTTTAGTATTAATAGTACCAATCTCTTTCTTGTTATTGGCATCACTTGCAGCATTGCCATCATCATCTGAGGCAAGACCCATGATAGCTTGCAATGCATAACGTTTAGCATATGTAATCGCACTACCCATTGCTTGAGCATCATCTTCTTTGCCTTTCTTAATAAGAACTGGCACGAAGCTAGTCAATGTCTCGCTATCGTTACAATGGGAAACTGTTGTCTCTACATATATAGACATGTGCATACGTTGCTTATGTTCACCATCAGCAAGTATAGCATTCTCATACTTGACTGCTTGTGAGAATGATAGACCAAACTCTGCTCCGTGGTTGGCAGCATTGATAACACTAGTCAAGTCTGCGTAGCTACTATGGAAGAATGGATTGTTGCTACTCTTCAGTGCAGATATATTTAACTGCTGAAATTTAGACATTGCTTCTTTAAGTGATTTACAAGGCTCAGTAATTTTGGTACTGTTACTAGTCTTGTGTTCTCCCACGTTGACACCCGGGGTTGAGTTTGTTGTGGGCTTGACCCCATTTTTATTTTGATTAGACAAGAGTCTCTCCTTTCATTGGTTTAGTTTTAAAGAATCCTTTATGTGCAGGATTATCATGCATGAATAGCCTAGAGTAAAAGGCTATATAATCATTGCTTATTTTAAAGTCTACGTCTGAAGTAGTGATGGCTGTCTCCCATCTGATACGACCTACGATTAACCATGGTGAACATTTCTTTGCACCACTGTTAATTGCTTGCAATGTATACTTAGTAAAGTAATTGTATACATGTGGGTTATCTTTGTGATACTCCCACCATTTTCTTTTCTTTTCTAGGAATGTCATTCGTCTTCCTCCTCTAATGGTTCTTTAAAGAAAACGACAATACAGTTAACATCATTTTCTTTTTTATTTCTTTGCATTTCATTAGGAATTGAATCTGCATAAGACCAGTTAGTATGACCTAACATTTCTTCGCAACATGCATCTATTGCATCTGAATTATATCTACTCATCGTTTGTCTCCTTAATATGTATGGTTAATGCACCACGTTTGTTACGTTTAATAGATAACTTATTTGTATAAACTTCACGTTCATTTGATGCGACAAGCGACTTGAGTTCTTTCTTAGCATCTTCAAATATTTTTGTATCATCATAGTGTGCAATGTAATGATGCTGTAGTTCTACAAAATGATTATCTTTACTAGCATCTCTAGCTACCATGTTATCTATAGTCATGTGCTGTACACCAGTTGGTAATTCATTCGGCATCTCGGATGATGGTGGTATCTTGTTAACAACATGATTCCAAAAGTCTTGAAGTATAGGTAGCATGCGTTGCCACTCATCATCGTTACGTTCTATTAGTTTACATTCCCATTGGTTACCAAAAATAACTGATAGATACATGCTTTTTATATTAACAACCTGCATATACAACTGTATCTGTGGTGTATAATAAGCAAGTATGTCGTCAAACTTTCTGAATGAACTGGTATGTTTACATTCAAGGCCAACATAAACTCCATCTTCTAATAACAATCCGTCAAGTGTTGCTTTGAAAGGAATACCACCTATCTTGTGTGATACCTCATGTTGGAAAGCAAGTACTTGTAAATTATATTCATGCTCAAACCAAGCAATGTTAAAGTCTTCTGTGTATGTGCCA